CGAGGTCGTTCTAACCATTCATTAGCCCAAACACATTTATGTCCAGACCTTTCAAGACCTAATCTAAATCCCCCAATACCTGCAAATAGTTCGATGAATTTCATAAATTAATGTAATTCTACTTTAAGACTTCCATCATCTTTTATGTAGTCTTCTAAATAAACGCAAAGTGCGAATGCATCCCAACTATGATTCTTCAATCCATAAGTAATCCCTTGATTTTTTTTAGTGCCTTTTTCTCCAAAACGATCTAATAAAACTCTTTTAACATTTGCATCTTTAGCTTTTGTTGTGTGGCAGAAATGTAATTGTATATCTGATTTGAAAATTAAAGCATAAGATTTCTGTTTCTTCTCCATGCGTTCCTGAAATCTTCCTATGGCTTTACAAGTGTCAAAAGTAGTCTTGCCGACAGGCATTCCATAACTTTTGATGTCTTCAATTACATAATAGTGAGCAGATTGTTGAGCAACCATATGATTAGGATATTGATCATCAGCACAAAGAATTTTTTGTTTCTGTGTGTCCCAAATACATATTCCACTCTTTTCTGAACCCACATCAATTCCGTAAATTATAGCCATTATTTAAATCTTTTTTTTCTCTTTGGTTTGATCTTTTCTTCTGCTTCATTCCAATCTTTTTCAATTAAATTTATCAATGAATCATATTGTGTTTTATCATCTTCAATAAATTTAATTAAATCAATTCTTTTCATCTCTTGACCATTCCAAAGAGTTTCTTTAGCTCCACCATAAAGATAAGTCAGCATACTTCCAATATCGTCTACCCCATAATCAAAGAGTATGTCAAATTCTGCCTCACGAAATGGTTTCGCTACTTTATTACGATTAAGTTTTGCTTTAATTCTAATGCCATAAACTTTCTTCTTTGCTTTGAATTCTCTACTGAGATTACCAATTTTAGCTAACCACGCTACTTGGTGGGTGTAAAAATCTAATGCTTTCCCACCAACCCGATAATGCTTTGTCCCAAAGAGACCTGCATTAATATTTTCTCTAACTTGAGAAATACAAATTAGTGTAGAATCCTTACCTTCTGTATAATCAACTGCTCTAGGAAATAAAGTTGAAGAAAAATATTTCTGTTTTTCTAGGGAATAACTACCATCTTGGATTTTGTCTTTCTTAATTGCTTCTTCTGCTCGTTCTTTCCCTGCTTCTGAAACCATAGCATCAAGAGAATCCATTACATACAAAAGGTATTCACCACTTTTAAGAGCCTTCACCCTTCTTAAATAATCATTACCTGCTTTCTCTGCTGTATCAAGTCGTACCCACTCTATAGATTTAACAAAATCTTCTCCATACATTTCTTCAATTGGAAAGTCCATTACACCTTCCACATTATTGTAGACGATTATAATTTTCTTTACTTTATCAAATAATACAGGAGTTTTGTTAAGATTAAAATAAGCTTGAGCACATGCTTCAAGGGCTAAAAGAGTCTTTCCACTACTACCATCACCTACCAAATTAATTATACGCCCTCTTGCATAACCACCATTCCTGCCCTTACCACTCATTGCAAGATTTAATAATATTGAACCTGTGCTTGTAAATTCTACTCTGGTTTTTAATTCTGGTACGGCAATTTCTTCAATCTTTTTCTTTACCATTTTTTAAACCTCTCAAGATACTTTCTTTCATAGCTGTTTTTTCTTCTGGAGTTTTGGGTTCAGCATTAAGACCATTAATCAAAAGCGTCACAAGATTTTCTAAAGAACTTTTCTTTTGCATTAAAGCAGACACAAAAGCCTTAAATTTTCCCACTTCTAAATCTAAATCTATTAATTCTTGGTCACCTTCTAAAGCCCTCTTCAAAGAAGCATCAGTTAATTTACTACCACTTTTTAAAATTTCCTTAGTTATTTCTGTTATTTTCTTGCTTTTTAAAGTGTCTCTTTGGTGAATTAATTCGGTTAATCCTAATGAAGTTTCTAAAAATACTAATGGTTGTATAATCCATTCATTTTGTAAGTCATGTTCATTAATTGTGGTCTCATTTACTGCTTGTTTCTTGTTAAAACTATCCACATTTATATTTTCCTTTCTTATTTTAAAGTTTGTCTGCAAATTTCTTATTTATTGCTCTATGTTCTTTCCTACAAAGTTTTCTGGTTTCCTTTTCACAATCTGCACATTCTTCCTCATCATCATAATCTTCTCCAAACGCAAAACCCTCTGGACATGAATCGTTATTTTCTTTATCATCTTGGTCAGAGAGGTCTTCTTTATTTTCATCATTAGTTTCACCTGTGTCTATTTCAGGAAAATCATCTTCTGATTCATTAGTTTTTTCTTCATCTTTCCTTGTAGCTTTTCCTAGAAATTCAGCTTTCATTGTTTCGTAAGATTCATAATGTAGTAAATTTTCAAACGGAAGAATATCATCTAATAAAGATTCATCATCTAGTTTACTGGGGGTTTGGTCTAAAGTAACTGATTTATATTTTGTAGTCATTCCAGTACCTTTTCTAACTATGATAACATCATAGCCAACATTAATATCAGTTATATCTATAATCTTTCTTGTGCGTCTATTAAGACAAAGACTGATTAAAGGATCACCAACACTAGCTGTTGGGGCTTCAAACAATTTTACCCCCTCATCTTCTTTCTCTCTATCCAGAATAAAAAATAATGTTCTTCTAGCAGGTCTTAATCTCTTGGCTTCCTCTTCTTTCCCTGCTTGTTGATATTTTAAAGCTTGTTCACAAATAGGACAATCTTCATCTTTCATTTTCTTTAGACATAAAAAAGAACTTTTATCTCCACCCACACCATAATGAACATGAATATCTAATGCCATATCATGTTCAGCATCATAAGCAGGAAGTACTCTAATGAAATTGTCTCCTTCTATCATTCTGTAACTTTTTAAATCATCATTTTTTTCTATATGGTAATATCCTGTAGCCCTGTCTACACTTTCGATTCTATCTTTGATTCTATCTGGATTGAAATTTGTTTTTGCTTTATTTTTTACCATTTTCGTTTTTCCTTTTAAATTAATTGATAAGAATAGATTTTTGAATACATTGTTTTGTTATTTTTTAGATTACTTCTTATAAGCGTTCTCCTTTCTGATTGTAAAGCTGTGTCAAAGGAATAATGAGGTTCAAGAATTTCTACAGCTTTACTTATTGTGATTCTATCTATATAATTTCCTGATTCTATGTGTCTTCTTGTGACTCTTCTGGTGTGTCTCCCTTTCATTTAATGCTCCCATTTTTGTACAATTAATTATATCATATATTACATTGAATGTCAAGCAAATTCTTGACACTTCTTTGGTTTTCTTTTTAATTCTAAAGGCTTTTGTTTAAACCAGTTACGACCAATAGAACATTCTATTTCCATATTCACATTAAGAAAATCAAAATCCCATTGAGTCATAATCTTTTTAATTCGTTTATAAGTCTTTAAAATTTCACTCTCATGAACATAAAGAGTTATATCATCATGAATAATTAATGGAATTTTATACCCCTCTCTAGATGCTTTAATCATTGATAACAAACAGAAATCACTGGCAAGACTTTGTATTGGGGTGTTAATCATCTGATTATAATCAAGTGGTGCATATCTTTTTCTTCCTAACAGACTTTGAACATAATGATTTTTATTATAAAATAATTTTAATCTCTTCTGCCATCTTTTTATAAAAGGATACATTCGAAACAACTCATCTTGTGACTGTTCTACTCCTGATTCATGCACTCCTAAATTCCTTGCAATTGATTTAAAACCTGCCCCATAAAATGAAGGGAAAACAAAACCATTCTTAGCATCAAACCTGTTTATTTTTTTGGTTAATACTTGAGAAAGTCTATCAGCCCAAAACTGATGCATATCATAATGAGCATTTACTTGTCGTATTAATTCTCTATCCTTACTTTCCATAGCCATACAACAAACTTCTGCCCCTTTGTAATCAAACGACATTAATACATGGTCTGGTGGAACAGTAAACATTTCTCTTACAAATGGATTATCCCTTTTGGGAAAATTTTGTAGATTTGGTGAGTCCGAACTTAATCGCCCTGTCTCTGTAAATGTCAAATTATAATTAGTATGAAGGAGTCCATCATCATAAATGTGATCTTCAAACCCCTCTAAATAAGTGGAAAGTAACTTGCTTGCTTTCCTATATCTTAATAAATGATTACAGAACGGAACATCACCAAACCTTTCTAATACTTCTGCGTCAATACTCTTTGCTCCTGTAACTGTTTTTTTAGCACCATTTAATTTTAATATATCAAACATAACTTTACTTACTTGTTGAGTTGAATTCAGATTAATTGTTTTGTTTTCTATTTTTTGAAATTTTGTCACTTCATCAAGGCGTGATAAAATCAGATTAGCTTCTTGTTTTTCTCGCTGTACTTTTTTTTTATTTTTATTAAGAATATCTATATCTATTAAAGCACCTTTCATTTCAGATTTCAAGGTGGCTTCTGCACCATCTAACATCATAAAATAAACTTTCCAATCATTTTCATCCATCAAAGTTTCAAGCATCTGATAAAGTGCAAAGGTTAATTTAGCATCAAGACCATTATACTTATGAAGAAGGTCAATAGGACACTGAACCATATCTTTTTTATATTTATCTACTTCTTTAAGTTTGCCCAAACCTAATCTAACAAATGCTTGATGATCTAAACTATGAACACCTCTTCTAGAATCTAAAATATAAGACATATACATTACATCATAAACATTATTTTGTATGTCTATTGAAAGCCTTTCTTTAGCCCATAGTTTTTCAAACTTATAATTAAAAAACATCTTTTTACAATCACTCTCAAGCAATTCTTTAAGTGCTTCTTGAATTGAAGATTTACTCAAATCATCTTTTTCTACTAAAAATGTATAGGAATTATATTTATCTGTGGATATTCCACAACTAATTATATGATTTCCCTTATTATAAGGTTTAAGACCTTTGGTTTCCCAATCTAAAGCAAAGGGTTTCTTTTCTTCCTTAATCATTTTAAGAAAATCTATTACATCATCATGAGACAAGATAACATTATTATCTGTTCGTATATCTGATTCAATAAATTTTTGGTCTAAAACTTTTCTAGCTATTTTAAGGTCTCTACGAAACACTGGTTCTAAATAATGTACTTGGGATTGGTCTAAACTAAAAGTGGTTACAATATTACAATTGAATTTGTTGGAAGGAATTACATATCCTCTGAATTTATTGACTCCACCTGTCCTCTCTAGGAAGGCTTTACAGGCAACACTGCCCATGAGTATAATAAGTTTGGGTGTGCTGTTTTCAACCATTAAAAATTCTTTACATAATTTTATTTGTTTATCAGAGATTTTCTTTTTACTTCTACATTTGACAACACTTGTCATATATACTTCATCCATAGAAAAACCTGCCCTGACTAACTCTCTAGAAAGTTTTGAGATATTAAAAGGCTGTTCTTCTATGACGAGTACATCGGAACGAGGATTTCCTATGCCTTCAAATGTTGAAGGTGTTCCTCTTTTACATTGTTCACAATTTCTGTGCATTCTTTCCTTTTAGGTTTAATGTTATCATAACGATTTCCTTGTCTGGTTTTTGTTAAATAATAAACTCCCCCATAATATTTAATTTCCTCATGCCCAAATTCACTTAATGCTTTTCGTATGTATGCTATGAGTTGTACAATAGAACCAGATGTTGTATCACATTCAAAGGTTTCTGCAACATGTTTCATTATTAATTCTAATTTACCAATATTACTTTCATCTTTCAAAAAATCATAAACTGTCCTTATCTTTGTTCCTTTTTTAAAGAGTTGATACGAATTCTTTTTCCCCTTTACTTTGTAAATTTCTTTTTGTTTAAGCTTTAATTTCTTTCTAGGTCTTCCAATTTTTGTGGGTTTATATCCTGTTTTGATTCCCAAAGAAAATTCTCTACATTTTGTGTTATATCTTTGTGAATCTATTCTACATAATTTACAATCTTTATTTTCCCTGCTCCAATTTCTTCCAAATTCATCACATTTAATAACCACTCCCAAAGCTCTAGCAATCCGTTTTCCGTATTTAGTTATTGTTTCATTATCAAATCTTGCCATTTATTTTCCCATAACTTCTTCGTGTACTTTCCTTAATTTAGGATTCTTCATCCAATTACTTGAACTTGGTTCACATCTACTATGCCTATTTAAACCTTTGCCTATGCATACCGTTTTATTGTTTGCTCTTTTTTTCGCCACCTCAAATTTCTTTTCTATTTCTTTATTATCACAAGAATCAAAATCACTTGTTCTCCATGCTTTTTTTCTTTCTTCACTAATGACCATTAATTTATACAACTCTTTTATTGGCTTGTTGCAAACAAAACATTTATAATCATCAACTTTTATCATAAGGAACTCTCCATATAAAGATTTTTAAGAACTTTAGATTTGTTAGACATACTCTTTATAGCACTATCGGCAATTTTCTTAACCATAGCAAGATTTGTCATAATTCCTCTTGAGTCTCTTTTCTTTTTTTGTTTCAGAACTTCATTAGCATACTTTCTTAAATCTTTCATATCAGAACTCAATAATGAATATGGATCATCGTCTTTGTCAATCATTTTATTCTCCTTTTCAAATTATTTTATAATCTCTTTTAATTGTTCTTTAGTATAATCATCAGGATCATGGCATGATGGAAGACATTTCACTTCTACTTTTGCTTTAACAATAGCTTGTAATTCTTTTGCTATTTTCTCAGCATCTCTCAACGCATCACCATCAAGAACTATTAATATTCTCTTTTTTATCTCAAGTGAATAAAGTAATTCCATTTGATTAACTGTAATTGCTTTTCCAAAAATTCCAACAGCCACTCCCTTACCAAATCTTATTACATCAAACACTCCTTCACATATAACAAGATTATCTTGCCCTATCTTTACATAATCATAACCATAAAGTAAATCTTTTATAGGGAAGACAGCATCATTATTACTACAATTTTTATACTTATTCGGGGCATCAATTACTGTTCTACCAACATAGTTTACTATCTTTTTTTTATATGTGACAGGAAACATTAATCTGTAAGCATAATCATTAAACAATTCTGCCCTAACTCCCCATTCTTCCAGTTCTTTAACTGTATAACGCCTTTCATAAATAAAATTCAAAAACAGTTCATCCAATTCAAATTCAGAATTTAATTCATGAAGATATTTGGTACAAGGCACAAGAAGATTTCTTTCCATTTTCTGTTTTTCTTCTTCAATAGGTTTCCTTGCAAACACATCCTTGATTTTATCTTGAAAATCTGACCTATCAATTACAGATGCAGAATCTTTTATTTTAGCTAATGCAAGATAATAGTTTGCACCCTCAATCAAAGATATAAATTTAACAAGGTCTCCTTGTTCTTCACATTTCCAACAATTGTAGATTTTTATGTCTGTGCGTATTCCCATATGAAAATTATCATCATCACACGCAGGACAGCAGATACCTATATTTCCTTCACCTACATTTTTGCCACTCTCAATGAAATGAACACCTTGAGTGGTAAGATACTTTCTAATGTCAAATTGTTGACTTTCTTTTTTCACACTCACCAATCGTTTTCCCATAACTTCTTCATCATAATCCATAGGCTTTATTTCCACCATAGAAAAGATATTAATCCAAGAGGAATAAATAATATAGAAATTACAATTATTATTAATCTTCTCATGGTGTTCTTTCGTTCTTTTGGTGCATGCATTATATTATTCCTTCCTCTCTAAGACCATTAATTGTTTTTTCTTCCTTATACCAATCAATAATAGTTTTTACTGCGTTAAGTAAATCGCTTTCATCATCAAACTCTGCAAAATCTGCACCAGTTTGTGAATCAACATGCGTTTCAGCTATTTTATCACATACCATGTATAAATTTTTAAGAGTACATTTCATTTATATCTCCTTCCTTATACCAATCCCAAACCTCATCTTCCTCAACCCTACAACCAACTTTCTTTTCAAGCTTTCTCCATTGAGTTTGTAATTTAGAATATTTGCGATTTGTTTCTGTTCGTGAAAGTTCACCATCACAAGAAACATTTTCAGGTGACATGTAATTTGCAAGATTAAGGAATTCGATTTTATCAGAATTTGAAATGTTCATTCCGTTCTCCTTTTTAAATAATAGTTAAAATTATAACCAACACTTATCAGCAGACTCAACAGTTCTTGTGGCATATCGTAAATAGTCTCCCCCAAAACCGTTTAGGTTTTCAAGGGTAAGTTCATCGCCAAGTGTCTTATCTTTTTTAATACTCACAATTCTGCCGTATTGTTCATAATCACTTTTAAATCCAACTGTGTCACCAATTTTAACTTCTTTTCCCTCTACAATTGCTGTTGTCATTTTATTCTCCTATTTTAAATGTTCTGTTCTTATATTTTCTAAAATATTGGCTTTAATCTTATAATCACCCCCTTTTCTATTTAAATGAAAATTTATTATGGCAATAGTATAGCATATTATATCACATTTGTCAAGTAAAAAATATATTTTTTTTCTTTCCTTAATTACTACTATGCATGAACTTACAAATCCTCTGTAATAAGTTCTTCATCGTCAACACAAAAAGCACCTATTTCCAATACTTGAGTTAAGTGTACCCACCAATATTTTGTGCCTTCCCGAACTTTCGCACCAAATAAACGCATTACCCTATTACGCCTTTCTTCTTCTGTCTGATTGAGAGTAATCACTACATCTGCTATTTTAGCTTTTCCTATACTTCCTGATGTTTGTCTAAGACCAACTCTTCTTGCGTCAATGGCATCTCTTGTTCCCTGTGTCGCACTTACTACAGCTATATTTCTTTCTTTGCTTAATCCTCTCAAATTGACAAACACATCATCTATTTCATGTATCTTTTCTTTAAATTTTCTATCTGATGTAAGCAGGTCAGCATAATCAATAAAAATTATATCAGGAACAAAACCACTTATTTCTAATTGATTAAGGTGTGAGTGTATTGAACCGACTGTCCACCTATTTTCAATTCCTTCTTTTACTATAATCTTTCCTCTTCTTTTTTTGTAAAACGACCTTGTATGTTTGTATGCCTCTGAATCAGTATTAAGAACTTCTCTATCTTTAAAATTCACCATCTTTCCATCACTATAAGTAACAATTATGTCCTCATCAAAATCGTTAGTATGTTCTCTTTTCATTCCTGATATTGCCATACCTAATCTTTTCATAATATTTGTGGTAGTCATTTCAATAGAATAGTAAACAATATTCTTTCCTTGCAAAAGAGCAGACCTAGCACCATCAATTAAAGCCCATGATTTTCCAACATTCGTAGCACCTAACCAGAGAAACAATTCACTTCGGCAGTAACCTCTTAATTTTTTATCAACTGTCCTTATTCCTGTTCTGCAAACAACATCCAAATCTGTTTCACCTGTATAAGCAAAATCCCAAAAGTCCATTCCAACATCTAAGATATTTAATTTAGTATTAAATGCTTCAATTATAATGTGTTTGACTTCTTTATATCTTTTGTCTTTAATTAACTCTGCTGATTTTAAAACTGCTCCTGTTAATTGTTGGTACTGAATCCATTCAATTAATTGTGAAATAACATACTTTTTATTTAAATCAAGATGTTTTATTTTTTTTAAATATAATCTGTAAAGTTTTGTTTCTTTTGTTCGGTCTTTAGATAATTTAATATAATCTTTGAAATCTTCTTTTGGAGAATCGCCATAACTATCATAGTAACTATAAATCATTGAACATAAATCTTTTCGTACTCTCCCATCAAACAAATCTGTTGAAACATTTGTTCTACATAACATCAAGAAATTTTTATCCTGAAGTAATAAAGAGATAATACTATCTTGTATGTACTCAGTTATTTTTTCCATAAGTTTTATTTTACTCCACTTTCTTCTCTGAATTTTTCAATTTCATCTCTTAAATCCACTAAATCATACCATTTATTTTTAGCAGAAGTAAATATCTTAATTGAATTATCAAACATATATCTTTTCAATCCTTCAAGATGCCACTTGTATTTTTTAATTTCTTTAGCTTGTTGTTTTTTTACTTCAAGTGATAATTCTTTAGATTTTATCTGGAGTAATGGATTATCAATCCAAAATTCATGCCATAAATCAATGCTATTATTAGTAATTATTTGATGTGGTTTAGGATGATTAGTCTTATAATAATTATGTTTACTGTCTCCTTCTGGTGAAACAAATATATTTCTAAAATATGATTTAACTAAATCTTTAAATGTATTTACTTTATTTGGGGTTTCTTTATTCCATTCCAAAAGAAAAGTAGTCAATGCTTTGAAATATTTTTCTTTTCCATTAAGTAAATTATCTTCAAATGTGGTTGAGACTGTAATCCCATAATCACATTCCAACATATTAACATAAGAATTTTTAGTTTGATTCATTCTAAAAGAAAAAGTACTATCTTTTATTTCTCCAGTATAAGTATAATTATATTTATCGCAAGGTTTTTTTAAGGTAGCTTCGGTTTCCGAAGCTTCTTTATTATCTTTAGATAATAAAGATTTACTCTTCTTATTATCTCTTGTATTTATCTCTTTATATAGAGAGGTATGTACATACCTGTTCTTAGCGGTATCTACATACCTGTTGTCAGAGGTATCTACATACCTGTTCTTTTTACTAGCGGTATCTACGCACCTGTTCTTAGAGGTGTCTACATACCCATCATCTTCCACCCATTTATGCGTAAGAAAAATATATTCATTAATTCCTTTTTTTGTTTTTGCTTTTATCAGTTTTAATACTCTTAATTTTTTTAATATCTTT